ACCAATTATCTGTTGCTTACGGGATATAAATCCGCCGTTTTACCATTAAACTACCGAGGCATGGCTCCGTTTTTTTGTCATTCTCATTAAGGTTTAACGGAAGTTCCTCAAATCAGTTGCAACACAACTTGGTGGAGCGTCAGGGAGTCGAACCCTGTGACCGTATTTCTACAGCCTGCGGTTTAGCAAACCGGTGCATTACCGTCCTGCCCACTCTCCATATTACATTGTAGGACCGTTACCGTTCCTAAAACCTACTTCGCCACCTTCTTCTTTGATTCGTTTGATAACGTCTTCAAAAAGAATTGGTCGAAAATCTGTTTGTTCTACACATACACAATGGTACCGTGGATCAATAACACCGTTCTTCATCACTCGATTTGCATGAGTGTGTCCGTGGATGTTAACACCAAAACGACCCAGACTTTCTTCATGGATGGGAATGTGAGACATAATCATTCCGTTCATTACATGATATGCACGTAGTTCACGGAAGTGTAGTCTATATTCTTCATCACGAAAAATGTCGTGGTTACCTCGGATAAGAACCTTGTCACCGTTCAGCCTGTGCATAATGCTCATTGCTTTACGGTTAATAACAACGTCACCTAGATGGTAAACCTTGTCTTTAGGTCCTACTGTTTCGTTCCATGCTTTGACCATTGCTTCATCCATTTCTTCTGGACTATCCCATGGCCTTAGTTTCGTAACACCATCGTTACGTGTGAAGTGGCATACACCAGCATGACCAAAGTGTGTGTCACTTACAAGAAATACACTTGGCATATAACCTCCTCATAAAAATTGGTGGAAACGGTGAGATTCGAACTCACGGACCCATTTCTGAATCGACAGTTTTCAAGACTGTAGCAATAAACCGGACTCTGCCACGTTTCCAATTAACCATATTAAAACACACTAGACCCCGTTATACCACCTACTTTTCAAGAATCTTGTCGCTTGCTTACTCAGAGTTGACGCCGCTACGACTAGGTTACCCCGTTAGTATGTTTTAATATGGCACGGGTGGAAGGTATCGAACCTCCGCTCTCAGAGTCAAAGTCTGATGTGCTACCATTACACAACACCCGTAAAATTACACTTAACTTTTTAAAGAACTGTGATTGATTTCTCAATCGATAGAACGTATTGTACATGATTCCTAATCTTTGTCAATACATGTGTTGCAAGATTACAACACTTCCAAACAAAAAACCCAGACTTTTTAGGGTCTGGGTTTTGTGTTTAGATTCTTACTACTTATCTCTTATACTCTTTGAATCTTTCGGTTTTCACAAAACCCAGTGGCGTGCGACCATGACTGATTATCGCTACCAATAAACGGTGTGCGATACTCAACCTTAGAGGCTGTTATGCAGAGGGGTGTGTATAAAGTTTTCATAGTGCTATTATATAGGCTTTTTTTTCTTTTGGCAACAGGTTTTTAAAAATATTTTTAAATTTCTTTCCACTTACCATGTTCGATAGGTACCCAATGTTCCGGATTACGGACAATTTCAAACGTGGTTGGTGGCCATGTAATTGCGTGTCGTTGAAGTTGTGTTTGTACCAGATGTTCTGGATTGTATTTGATACCTTCGTTGTAGAACCTATCAAAATTAACCACTGAGTCCGTATAAATCGACATTGCATGTGGAAGTCCAATGGCAAATTGGTCATTGAAGTTTGGTCCATAACCATAACGCTGATTGTTTGGAATGTAGATTGTGTTTGGTGATTTCGATAGGCATTCATAAGCCAATTTCAAATCAATCGGTTCAGACAAACCCAAATCTGTGCGAGAACGAATCACTAAATCGTATGAGTCAAGTTCTCTACGCCACATATCACAATACTGGAGGCACTTGTATTGTTGCCAAACGTTTGCTGGTGTGCTGTTGTATGGTTCATACTCTTTGGGTATTTCTCCTAATGCAGAAGGATCAAGAACCTCAATGAATTTGATTTTGTACCAAGGTGGTAGATGTGCTTGTAGTTTGTCTCTGACTTGACCAGCAGATTTTAAATCACACCAATTCTCCGAGAGTTTTGGGTCTGATCCAAATTCTCTACGCCAAAATACGATGTATACATCGATTGCCGATTTGGTTAGATTTTGTAGTTGAGAATCAAAGTCTGCTGAGAATCGGGGATTACCCGTTAGTAGTAGTGCTGTTTTCATCGTTCACATATTTCCATTTTATATCTTCTTTTACAATCGGAGCATCTGGATTAGAAACACCTTCGAAAATATTCCAAAGTTCTTCTTTGACGGCAAATTTTGTCCAGAGTCCAGTTTCGAGACTGTATGCTTCTAGTTCCCAAGGGTGGTGATAGTAGTCAATTGAATCCGAATCAATCGAAACACCTTTCCATTTGGAGAGCGTTTCATTAGTCTCACCATTAGCAAACTGTTTTATATGCACCATCTCATGTGCAAGTGTTTTTAATATCTCTGCGGCACCAAGCCAAGGATGTATCTCAATTAAAAACTCTCTTGCCTTGTTTGATGCATTATATTCTTCTATTGATGCAAGTGCCCAAACTGTTAACTTGTCATTAAATTTTACAGTGAGGTAAATGTTATCTCTGAGCCTTTTAGAACGCATAAGATTTTGAGCGTAAAACTCTACTGCCCTTTTCACGAAAGGTTTAAAATCTTTGTCCGGACAATTTATGACCTTGACTTGCATTTTGGCTCCAGTTTCTAACCATATTTATCTACTGGAAAATTTCACAGGGTGAAATTAGACTTGAGTTACTTGGACACCAGCCTTCTCTAAGAACTTTAGTCCGTCATCAGAACGATAACTATTGCGATAAAACACATTATTAATACCAGACTGGTAAACCAACTTGGCGCAGTCCAAACAAGGAGCATGAGTAACAAATAGTGTAGCGTTAGCACCACTTTCATTCGACTTCGCCAACTTAGCGATTGCATTTGTTTCAGCATGTAGCACCTCAGGTTTACTTACAAGTTTATACTTTAGCCGAGGAAGATTTTCTGTTTTTGGAAGTTGTTGTTCAGACCAGTCACCGTCATCACAATAAATTCTGTCTTCACAAGTATTCCCCCAACCAGATGGCATTCCATTGTAACCAATAGAAATGATGCGGTCGTCTTTTACAACAATCGCACCAACATGGAGTCTCACAGCAGATGATAGTCCCGCAAAAGTCTCTGCGGTCTTCATATATGCTTCAATAAATTTTTGTTTCATTTAGTTTGTTCGGCTAGAATTTTATAACCTTTGCCTGTCGGATGAACACCATCAGCACTCATGTTATCAGCAGGTCTCGGAAGCACAACATCACCATATTCTTTTGCAAGTGTCATCATCACTTCGTGTGGAACGGGTTTACGGTCTTTACCTGGATCAATCCAAAAGACACGTTTACCTTTAATGGCTTCACGCATCTTTCTTAGTTCTTGTTCCGATTTTATACCTTTGTGGTCATTCGCACCAAGACTGATAACAATTGTTTCATATGATTTTGTGGTTGCGGAGGAAAGGTAGTCCTTATTCCAAGACCAACTATTCCATCCACTCTTTGCGTAACTAGAACATTCTTTACGTACCATTGAAACACCAACGGCAATAGAATCTCCAATCACCATGCAATCAATCATAGAATTTCGTAATCGTCTTTACCGACACCACACTCTGGACATAGAAAGTCATCAGGCAAAGTATTCCATGCGCCTTCTAGTTCCTCATCGTGGACATGTCCACAAACTACACATACATGATCCGGACTCATAGTGCCTCCAATACTTGTTTGTACGCTTCTGCGTGACGTTCTTCAACCTTCTTCAAAGCAGTGAAACGCTTTTCAGCTTTTTCTAGAATCGCTTTGAATGCCTGTGCGTGTTCATTAGATTCACGACCTTGTTCATTGAATTCTTTTACAGCTTCAATGTTTTGTTCAGCTTTGGCAATTCGTTCAAACTGTGGATACATTTCAGTGAATTCATATGTCTCACCAAGAATGGCAAGATGCAAACACTCTTTAGTGGATGGCTTACCAATCAACAATTCAAGGTGACCCCACGCATGTTTAATTTCTTGTTCCGCAGTATGCTCAAAATGTTGAGCAACTTCCTCAAAACCTTCAGCACGTGCCAACTTTGCAAAATAGCGGTACTTGATGTGTGCCATCGACTCACCAGCCAATGCACTCTCAAGATTTTTTAATGTAATAGAGTTTTGTTCTTTCATATTAATCCTTTATTATTTGGTCCGGCGTGCAGGAATCGAACCCACATTCAAGGTGTAGAAGACCTTTGTATTATCCATTATACGAACGCCGGAGTTTTTATTTAGTGTAGTCAATCTTATGAATGAGTTTATCAACATCCATCCAATAAGAACAGAGTTCCTCTTTGTCATCTTTCAATCGATTAATCATTTCAGTGACACCTTCTTTTGTAGTCTCACGACCATCGATGATTTGCTCACCAAGGAACTTTTGAGTTACTTCATCAAATTCACGACTGTGTTCAGTCATCACCAATTCGTCATATGCATGTTCGAGGCTTTCTGCCTCAATAACATACTTGTTACGAAAAGTTGTCAATACATCTACTTCAAATAATGGCATAATCAAAATCCTTTAATAATTTAGTAAGTAAATTTTCACGTTCAATACCCATCACTTCATCCAACATACGTTTCAACAAATCAATTTGACCTTGTTTCCACTTACGGTCTTCTAAACTAAAAGACGAATTCATAATATCGGTATGCCAAAGGATTTCAAACTCAAGATAATTGAGAATAACATCCTTCGACATATCAAACCTCAATAAATTGCAATTGGAAATTATCAGCTTGTTCTTCGTAGTTGATGTAACCACGTGGGTTAGCAACAATACGTGTTGAGCCAATCATATAATCAAAGTTATGGTGTGTATGTCCATGTGTCCACAGTTTGATTTGTGGATGATCCAAAATGAATTCAGACAAATCCGAACTGTAAGCACCGTTCACCATAACATCTTTTTCATACTGAGGCTTAGTCGATTGCTTAGAAGGAGCGTGATGACCAACAACAATCCAGTTTTTAAGTGGTTGTGAAACAATCGCTTCGTCCAATGCTTTCAACGTAGCCTTATGTTCACGCACAGATTCTTCGGGACTGAATTTACCTGTGCGATTGTGAAATTTGCCATCAGCATCCCTAAAGGACACAGGGTTATCCGCATCAGTAATGATACGATAATCGTTCATGTACCCTTTGATACCGTAGAGTGTGTTTGGATCTTCCTTGTTCATGTCTGTCCACAAAGTGGCACCAAAGAACATTTTATCACCAATCTCCAAAAATTCTTTTTCTAGAACATGAACATTGGTAAAATCAGCAAGGCCATGACGGAGAGTTCCATGAGTAAAACGAAAATCACCGTGATAATGTTCATGATTTCCGGCGATGTAAATAACATGAGGAAACCTTTCGCTACATTCTTTGAAAAAATTGTATATGCGGACCATCTTGTCAGAATCATTGATTCCATACATGTCAGGCTTGTTGAAATCTTTCGCAACACAAATGTCACCAGATAGAATCAGTACATCAGCACCTTCGGTGTTCTCCAAGGAGATAGTACCAAACTCCAAGTGAACATCAGAACAAAGAGCAACTTTCATTTTAATCTTCCTTCGTTTTAAAACTTAATAAACAGGCAATCGTCACCAGAAACCACCAAGGTGACCAATCATAAAATTGAACCAAACATACAGTGCCCGCAAGTATAGCCAAATTATAACACAAAACCATTGCAACGTCAAGTGTATGTTTATTCATTACGATTTAACCTTTTCTAAGGAATCTTTACGCATATAATGGAGTGTTTGTGTCATTGAATGTGAAGGTATTTGTTTCACAACAGGCAAAAACTCAACACCATCTATGTCTTTAGATGGCCAATGTGGATAGGTGTAATACACTTCCGCTTGGGAAATTCTATTACGCATCTTAATGGGAGTATGCATTTTCATAATCTAATCAACATAATCAAAAAACAAACGGCTAGAATTCCAAAAGTAAATGTTCGACCCATTAGTGCGCCTAGGAATGCACCTAAAACAAAAAGACTATATGAGGATAAGAAGATTTCCATGTTAGAATCCGAGTTACTTACAAGGATTCTAACAGACTCACGTTACTTTGTCAAGGCTTCTGTTGTATTTTTGCTACAACCAATCTCGATTTTTCGTGGTTTCTTTTCTTCTGGTATGATGTTTACCAGATTGATGACCAATAAACCGTCAACGATATCAGCATCCTTAACAACAACGGTCTCGGAGAGTACAAATTTGTGGGAAAAATCCCTTGTACCGATACCACGGTGTAGATACTTATCAGAGGTTCTTGCGGTCTTGATAGCTCCATTCACGTAAAGTTTTCCACCTTCCGAAGTGATTTCGATTTCATCACGCTTGAAGCCAGAAACGGCAATTTCAATCGTGTAATTTTCGTCATCTTCTTTAAGGATGTTGTATGGTGGATAGCTTTGTACCTTAGCACCTTGACCGAGAAGATTGTCGAATTCCTCGAAAGTGCTTAGTAGTCGGTCGAAACCAACAGTGGACGGAAGCAAAGTTTTGCCGTATGGCAGTGATAGATGTGTCATAGTTTTCTCCTAAAAGCGAGTTAATTAAAATTACTACCCCGAAGGCATAGTAGTCCTGCTTACTTAATACAGGGTCAACTGACGGGTGACAGTGCAATTGCCCGGACGCCTTTTACCGTAGCATCAAACAGCCCTAAGGTGGGCAAAATCGGCACATGTGGACATTTTACTAGCCTTCACATGTATGCTAGTTCCCATCCCGAGTGAGATGCAATTATTTATCCACGGATTGTGGTTTCTTGCTACCAATATTATACTTGGGTACAAGTTGCCAATCGTTCTTCTCTTTGTGAGACAGAATCTTAACCTGAGACAAAGAAACTGTTGGTTCTACAGTCTGTTCTTTTTTGACAATCTTAACCAGTTCCCAATCTTCCAATAGATTAGCTACAGTATTTCTCCGAGCAATATCATTCTCGGTTAAATCCGTGGGTTTACCGTCCAAAGAAAACAGTTCTTTGAAATGCACGATGTAATACTTAGCTTGCTTGTGTAGAATGTGACAAGATTGATAAAGTATTTTTTCTTTTTTGGATGCAACACCAATGCGTGTAAGGGTTTCTCGAACTTTCAAGAAATCATCCTTTTCACCCAGTGTCACCTCTACCATATCT